CAGGATGTTCTCCTAAGTGCCATAGCCCCATCCCCAGTATTGGCTGAGGGGGTAGTGGATTATGAGCCTGGAGTCGCCTTCCTCATTGAGGCTGTTACCTCATTCCATGAATTCCCTGCTCCAGTAGAACCAGTCATCTGGGATGCCCCGCGCGCGTCAGATGAGTTCTGGGACAGGCTGGCTTACTGCGAGACACGCAACGACAGAACCCATCCGCTCGGAAACTGGCAGAACGGTGGACGCTACGCTGGGGGTCTCGGGATTATGACCGATGGAACCTTCGCCAAGGGCGTGCTTGGGCAGGGTCCGATGGGTACTTGGGAGAGGTTCGGAGGCGAGGAGTTCGCCCCCTCTCCAGACAAGGCGACCCGTGAGGAACAAATCATTGTTGCCAACCGCATCGCCACGGGTGGCTGGGAGACCGTCGTGATGCGCCCCAAGGAGTGGGCAAAGCAGAAGGGTGTTCCAGTGAAGTACCACTACACCCGCACTCCTGTTGGATTCGGTGGCTGGGGAGCGCTCCCCTGTGCTGGGGGCAAGCCCAAGACCTACTACCGCCCTGACCTCACGCCAGTTCCGCACTTTGAGTACAAGTGGGGCGAGGAGAGCAAGAACGTCCACGACCTGCGGGGCATCCTCGGCATGAAGCAAGACGGAGGTGGCTACGGCACTCAAGTTCGTCGCACCCACCTGCGCTGGCTCAATGAGCGTGGTCACTCCACCGCTGGGGTTCCAGATGTTCCATAGAACTATGGCACAATGTCTGGATGGATACGCCTGAGGAAATTCTCAAAGCCAAGCGTCAAGTAGCCAGATTTTGGGCTACCTATGTTCGCCTGCTTGAGAAGGAACTCCGCGAAGCGAAAGAGCGCATCGCTGAACTGGAGAAGTTAGTCCAGGAGAGTCCCGAAGCCTAGACTGCGCATCTTCATGTAGCAGTTATGAAGGGAGTCGGACGGGTCGTCAAACTTGTCGCCATGAATCGGCTCAATCTCTCCGCTCTTTGACCAAGCGCTGACCTGCCATGCGCCGTCAACGTGGGTGAGCGTGAACTGGTGTCCCCACATGGAGAACCACTTGGCGTACTGATGGAGGTCAGACATTGACTCTCCAGCCTCTTTGTTTTTGCTACCCCATGTTCCTGGCATTCGGCCATAGTACACGGCGGGACTGCCGCGCGCGCACACGGGTGCTATGCTTTCCTTATTAGATTTATCTAAGAGGTACAGAGATGGCACACGAACTGGAAATCGGCAAGAACGGCAAGGCGAGGATGGCTTATGCCGACAGAGAAATCCCTTGGCACAGGCTGGGTACGCCGATGAAGGGTCTTCAGACCGCCGAGGCGATGCTCTCTGCTGCTCAGGCTGACTTTGATGTGGTGCTGACCAAGGTGGCAGCCGTGGACGACAACGGGAACTTCATCCGCAACTCGGACGGCAGCCCCGTCATCGTGGAGGACAGCCGAGCAACTGTACGAGTCAATGACGATGGGACATTTGATGGTCTTGCGACTGTCGGAACCCGCTTCGTTGTCCAACAGAACCGTGAGTGCCTTGACCGTGCGCTCGCCATCGTGGGAGCCTCAAAGGGCGATGCCATCGTGGACACTTGTGGTGTTCTCAACGACGGGCGAGAGTTCTTCGCTTGCCTTGACCTTGGCAGTCTAACGATTGACCCACTGGGTGTCAAGGACAAAATCAACAGGTACCTGCTCGTGCGCAACGGGCATGACGGCAAGACGGCTATCACCTATGCCAACACCTCCATCCGAACTGTGTGCAAGAACACAGTAATCGCGGGACTCAAGGACGCCCGCTCGGTGTTCACCGCCCGACACACACGCAACGCAGAGACTGCCTTGGAAGATGCCATGACGGTGCTGAACCTGTCTGTTTCGTGGGCTTCCGAGTTCCAGCGGACTGCCGAGCAGATGCTCAGAATCCCCGTCCTGAATGGCTCCAAGCAACTTGACACCCTCATCAACGGGGTGTTCCCGCACTCCAAAGACGAGACGGAGCGCCAGCGCAAGAACAAAGAGGAAATACACATGACCGTGCGTGGGCTGTTCGTGAACGACCGCAATGCGGGTGGGTTCGGCAACAATGGCTGGTCTGCGTACAACGCCGTGGTTGAGTACCTTGACCACTACCGCGAGGCCCCGCCGCATGACAGAGCCATGTCGTCAATGGACATCAACAGTTGGGTGTCCAAGAAGAAGATTGAGGCACAGCAAATTGTTCTTTCACTCGCTTGACAGTTGGAGATGAGACAATTACACCAACTGATGAGGAGCGGGCATGAGTGAAGAATTTGAGGACGGGGCCGAGGAGGAGTTCTCCCCTGAGTCCCTAGCGGAGTTCATAAGTGCTTTCATGAGCACGGCGGCTCAGACTGAGTTCATCTATCGCAAGAACTATTGCACCACGGTCGCAAACCGCATCTACTCCGAGTGGGGTTCCGAGGGATTCTGCGAGTTGATGGTTGCAATGGACAGGAAGGCTGACTGGATTTCGGACATCTTGTTTGAGAGTCCCGACCTCGCGGACATTGCGTTCCAGAAGTACGGCATCTACGACCAAAACATCACGAAGAAGGCTCGTGAGACGGACGCAATGATTGAACTCAACAAGAAACTTTGGAGACTGAGACGCAAGTACGCCAAGTTGATTGTGGACGAAATCATCGCCAAGGACTCGCAAACTACGGATGAGTAACTTCAAGCGGTACATGACTTACATCCCCCCTTTCACGGGGACTTTGGATGAGGAGTTAGAGAACTTCACTAGCCACAACTTCAAGTCCGAGACTGTTGAGTGGGCTGGCTACATGATTGACCGAGAAATCTGCACATACTGCGGAGTCGGGACTGCCTCCGAGGAGTCCAAGTACCCATGCGGTGAGCGACCAGAGCCAGTCACTTGGAACGAGTTCATTGCCCTGATGACCGCCTGCGGGCGAGCCGAAGAAATCCCGTAACGACAAAAGCCCCAACCCGAAGGCTGGGGCTCCTGCCGTCTCTGAGTGGGGGTGTGAGACTTGGAGTATTACTCCACTTGCACCCTATCCCCTGTATGGGCAATACAGTGCAACTGGATTGATAAAAGCACTCTATCCGTTATTTGCCCGAAAAGCAACTCATTGGAGCAAATAATTCTGTAAGAGGGTTGCAAACAGAGACTCTTCCGCCTCGGTGTCTTCAGCCCCGTCCACCGCCTGATTCACCACATTTCGCTTCTTCTCAATGAGCGAGTAAATCTCCTCGTCAATGGTTCCGCTAGTTAGCAGGTAGGTGGCGGTCACGGACGACTTCTGCCCGAGCCTGTGACAACGGCTGTAAGTCTGGTCTACATCGGCTGGTGTCCATGGGAGTTCCACAAAGAGGACATCCTGTGCCACCTGGAGGTTATGCCCCGTCTTTGCCGCCTGTATGGACAGAACGATGACTGGCGCTTCTTCCACGGGCAGTTCCATGAACTTTCGCTTCTGTTCCTCAATGTCATTGATATCCATCCCTCCCTGAATGCGGAGATTCCCGAACCTCTTGGCTAGTTCGTCTACGACATCCCTGTGGTGGGCGGCGATGACGACCTTGCGACCTTCCGCCACGCGGGACTCCACCCACTCCACCACGGCTGGCATCTTTGCTTTCGCTGAGAGGCGACGCAACACGGACAACCTCACAAGATGCTGGTTGGACTCCGCTTTCATGCGAGCGACCACGGCTGCCGAGTTGGGCGACTTACCGAGTTCCAGAGCGATTTCTTTCGCCCTCTCAATCAGGTACTCAACAATGTCGGCTTCTGCCTTTGCGTACTCTTTGAGCCCTGCGGCAGTCCCGTCCACGACGACTGGGTCATGGAGAACAGGTGGGAGTTCGGTGAGTACTTGCTCTTTCGTCCGACGAATGTAGCAGACCGAGCGCAACTTGTCGTTGAGTTCGTTCAGGTTGGAGTGACCGTCAAGGTGCCAATGCCCCCACTTGTCCTTGAAGGCTGCGCAGTAGCGTCGGTAGAACCCCCACTCGCCTCCGAACTTGTCCAACTGTCCGATGATGCGAAGTTGGCTGGCGTATTCAGCGGGGCGGTTGGTGACTGG